CAGTTGAATGCGGCGAACAACTCCGCTACATCCGCCGCAGTAGAGGGTTTGACCTCGACGGTGAACCAGCAAGGGGCGACGCTGAGCAGCGTGGCGGGTCGGACCACCACGCTTGAAAATGCGGTCAACAGCACAACAAACGGCCTGTCCACCAAGGCATCTGCCTCGGCAGTTGATGCACTCACCAATCGTGTAACTGCGGCTGAGGGAGTGAACACCAGCCAGTCGAGCAGCATTACTGAGCTCAACAACAATGTCGGCGTGATCCAGGGAGTACTGGGAGCCTCTGGTCTGGATCCGGCGCCGAATTGCCTTTGGCAGTTCGATAGCACCGCTGAGGGCTGGGTGGCTGCAGGCGCAACGCTGGCGCAGGGCGCTGGATTCGTCAAGATTACAGCGACCGGAGCTGATCCGCAGTTGCTTAGCGGTACGGCGGCAACGTTGTCCATTGCTGGCAGCATCTACACCCGGGTGCGCGTGCGGATAACCCGTCGCGCTGGTGCCGCAACCGATTGGGACGGGCAGCTTTTCTACCAAACCGCTGGCCATGGGTTCGCGGCTAGCTATCGAGCGGTCGCAGCAAACCCGAATTTGGCAGTGGGACAGTCGGCCGTGGTCGAGTGGGACATGGCCAATTTGGCGGCTGGCGGCACCGATTGGGTGGATAACACTATCACCCGGTTGCGCCTGGATCTTGGTAACAGCAATGGCGGTGCGTTTGACGTTGACTGGATTGCGGTCGGGCGTGTCGCTCCTTCAGCGTCGAGCCGGGCGGTTGAGTCGTTGACCTCTACTGTCACCCAGCAGGGCAATGACCTCACCGCCCAGGCGCAGCAGCTCACCGGCTTGCAAACGTCCGTCGGCAACAATGCGGCCTCGATCCAGCAGGTGTCCCAGGCCCAGACCACGCTCAACGGCAAGGTCAACGCCTCGTACTCGGTGAAGCTGCAGGTGACCTCTGCCGGTCAGTACGTTGCGGCAGGCTTCGGCCTGGGAATTGAGAACAATGGCTCAGTGTTGCAATCGACATTTGCAGTCATGGCTGACAGGTTCGCGGTCCTCAATCCGACAGGCAATGGCTTCGTGAGCCCGTTCGCGATCCAGGGCGGCCAGGTGTTCATCAACGATGTATTCATTCGCGACGCGAGCATCGCGAACGCCAAGATCGCAGATGCTGCCATCACGAATGCAAAAATCGGCGTCGCTGAAATCGACACGCTGCGCATTCGTGGCAATGCAGTGACGGTACCTGTGACGGTCACCAACAACACCACCATCACCGGTCGTGGTAGCGGGGTTTGGATCGATCTGGCGGCCGTAGCAATGACTCTCGACACTCCCGGAAGCATCCAGGCGATGTTTGGGTGCTATCAAGCCTTCGGCTCGGGCATCCGGCAGTATCGATTCCGGCTTTGGGTGAACAGCACGCTGATTGCTGAGGGCGGCGGTGACTGGGCAGACGGTTTCCCTAACCTGCAAGGCGCTGTTTATGCCGGCGCAGGTCAGCATGTGATCAGCGTGAGCTGGTGGGGGGAGAACTCGGGAGTATCTGTGTCGGGGATGAATATCTTTGCAATGGGAGCTAAGCGATGACGGACGCTGTGCATTTGGCGGCATTCGACGATCGTGGCGAAATTCTCTTCACCGTGTCCGGGTCGCCTGACACCGTCGAGTTTTCTCTACGACTGAACACGTCGCTGCCTTATCTGACGTTGAGTTCACCTGCGGTCCCAGCCCTGCAATATGTGGCCGGGGGCCAATTGCTGCCCAGGCCTGCAGGCACTGCTTTTCTGGACGGCACTCTGCTGAAAGGGGTGCCGGCTGGATCTGCAGTGAAAATTGAGGGGCTCATCTACGAGGCAGATGGTAGTGACATTGAGCTGGAGTTCGCTTACCCAGGGACTTACACGGTCACCGTGCAAGCCTGGCCAGCACTTGATCAGGATATTACCTATGAAAATCACCCATAAGAGCGACCCTCTCAAGCGTCGGGCGGAGGCCTATCCGGCGGTAGAGGAGCAACTGGACATGCTCTGGCACGCCATGGACCAAGGTGCGATACCCAAGGCTGAACCGTTCTACACGACCTTGCAGAAGGTCAAGCAGCAACATCCGAAAACTTGAGTGCCATTCATCAAACCATACCCGCCGTAGTGCGGGTTTATTTTTGCCCGGAGAAAGACCGATGCCATTTGTAGCTATCAATCTCACCAATGATTACGACTCCGCCAACAAGACTCGCTACGCCACCCAGGAGGCCGCCGACGCCCGTGCCCGCGAAATCCTGAGCCAGTTTCCAGCCGCCCAGGTTTGCGTCGCTCAGGTTTTGAAGGAGTACAGCGCCAAGGTGACTGTCACCGCGAAAGATCCCGCCGAGCCGGAGCCCGTGCCGCAGGATGCCGACGCCTGATCTGACAGCCTGCTATCCCACAGCCCGCCTCACGCGGGCTTCTTTTTGCCTGGAGAAACCCTATGACCCAACCTATCCCCCGAGGCGTGCGCAACAACAACCCCGGCAACATCGATTTCAACCCTCGCAACGCCTGGCAGGGCCAGCTCGGCCTGGAGGAGGGCGTGGGCAAGCCGCGCTTCGCCCGATTTGACGAGCCCGAGAACGGCATCCGCGCCTTGGGCAAGCTGCTGATCAACTACCGGGGCAAGGATGGCATGCCCGGCGTGGGCGGCAAGGGCATCGACACCGTGCTCGAAACCATCAACCGCTGGGCGCCGAGCAACGAGAACGACACCCAGGCCTACGCCTCGGCTGTGGCCAAGCGCCTCGGCGTGCGCACCACCGACCCGATCAACATTAAGGACCCTGCCACGCTGCGCGGCATGGTGCTCGGCATCATCGTGCACGAGAACGGCGGCAACCCCTACAAGGACCATGTGATCGACGAGGGTGTACGGAGGGCCTTGGCATGAAGTCGTGGGCAATCAGGTCTTTGATCCTGCTGGTGCTGCTCGCGTCCTATTGGGGCGTGTACCAGCACGGCAGGGCAGTGGAACGCGCCGAAGCCGCCCAGGCTTCAGCCGAACGGGACAGTGGCGACCGCCTGGCCGAGGTGATCGGTGAGCGCGGCGCCCGCCAAGAAGAACAACGACGCGCCCAGGCGCAGGAGGAGGCGAGAGCCCACGCCCATGAAGAGAGAACGATTGCTGATACTGGCGCCGCTGGCGCTGACCCTGCTGGTCAGCGGGTGCGCGGGGAAGCCGCTAATTTCGCCGCCACCGTCAGTTGTCCCGGCACGGATACCGCCGCTGTCGCCCGAGGCCAGGCAGCCACCCGCGCCGCCATGGTGCTCTCCGACCTGTTCGCACGGGCTGATGCGAGAGCGGGAGAGCTGGCGAAGGCTTATGACCAAGCCAGGATTGCCGGTGACCAGTGCGCCCGTGAGTATGACGCCCTGACGGCGCCGGCCCAGGTCAGTCGGTAAACCAGTCGGTGATGTCGATTCCATGAGTGCAGCGCAGCCGGTTGCCGATCTGCACCAGGCGGACGTGGGTGCCGTTGGCGCGCATGAACTCAGCGGCCACCTGCGTGTTGAGCCCCTGGTTGATTTCGACCAGTTTTGTGATGTTGGCTTGAGCCAGGGCGAGCTTAGACCTGAGGTCGTCGTTCTCAGCCATGAGGAGGTGTGACTGCTGCTCGAGCATTTCGACCAGGGTCGGCATGCCGTGCTCGAAGCCGGTAGTGTCGATGTCCATGGGATACCTACAAAAGTGCTGTATGCACATACAGTATCCTGCTAGATGTCGCTGGCCAATCCCGGGGCGACGAGGTGATGCATTTTAGGGGGGAGGATTTGTGTCGGCAGGACGCCGAAGGAGGGCACAAAAAAGGGCCTTTCGGCCCTGTTTTTGTTAGCGATTTCTCGCGAAGAAAGCGTCGAGCGCTCTGTCTGCCGACTCGTTCTGTTCGGCGGTCGCTTTGTGCAGCATGTACATGAACGGAGCGCTAGGAGCCATTTCGCCTTGAGCGATTCTTTCTACCACGTCTCGGATGGCCGGATCGTTAGCGGCAGCTTCCGATGCAGGGACCGGTTCGCCCAATTTCGTTTCAACATTCGGCTTGGTCATGACATACCCTTTCAGTGGTAGAGCTCGATTGATGCCGTCAACACGTATGACATCCATGAGATTGTGTGTGCAATCGTTCGTTTCAAAAAACTTCGTAGGCCCGCCGGAAAACGGATCCATTGCCACTGCGTGCTCAACAGCCTTGTAAGCACAGCGGTGAATGCTCCAAGCAGGGAGGGCGTGTACCATTCCCGTCCCCGAAAAAATCGAAACAGCTCGTGCCTGGTTCTCCGGGTCGGCAATGTTGAAGCAGTTATGTGCCAAAACAATTTCATGCCTTCCTACGTCATAAACCACCAACGATATTCCGTCAAGCGTCGGTCGGTGGGTTGACGATCCAGGTTCGGTGGACATGAAATCCTTCCACTCCTGGATTACACCAGAGTTACCGGCGAATTGGTAAATCGCGTCACCGGTGTACAGCATTTTTTCGAAGCCCACGTCGTCCACGTAGAGAATCGCTTCAGGGGTCTGCCAAGACCAGCGACAGTCAGTGGCGAGTACACGGCGTCCCATGTCGCAAACGGTAGTGGTCATCGAGCTGTTCCTATCCAGCGGCTATCCATGATTCCCCGTCAGTCGTCCGCTCGGGGCGCGGCAATTTACCATCAGCGTAGGAAATTCGCTACACAGAAAGTGGAAAAATCTCGTCTAAAACTCAGGATAGAAACGCTGGATTTGCAGGGTGAAACTCACCAAACTCGCCAATGCATATTAGACAGGTTGGACGCATAGGCCGCTGGTGGCGCGGCCTGAGGTCGATTTTCCACACTACTGCTGCATCATCGGTGTGTGTGCGGAAAGATCAGACATTCGGGGCCTTACAGCGGGTGATCTGGTTGGCGATTGTGAAACCGGCAATGGTACAGGCTTTTTCAAGCAGATGCAGGCGCGGGCCATGAGACATGCGCACGCAGCAGGCGCATTGCATTTGCCAGCGCATGCCTGCATTATGCACCTATGCAAAAACGCAACGTAGCCACCGTACTCAGAGAACTGCTCGACCGCCACGGCCTGTCCCCGACAGAGCTGTACCGGCGCACGGGTGTCCCTCAATCGACCTTGTCGCGGATTCTCGGCGGCAAAATCGTCGACCCTTCCGACAAGCACGTGTCGAAGATCGCCGATTATTTTGGCGTGAGCACCGAGCAGTTGCGCGGTCGTGCCGAGCTTGGCGAGTCGCGCGAAACCGCGCTGCCGGCCCACGGCCATGCGGACCTCAGCGACATCAGCCTGTGGGACGATGAAACCCCCGTCGAGGATGACGAGGTGTCGGTACCTTTCCTTCGTGAGGTCGAATTGGCAGCAGGATCAGGAAGATTCGTCATCGAAGAAAGCGAGCGTGCGCGGCTGCGTTTCGGCAAGCGCAGCCTGCGGCACAATGGCGTGCAGTTCGACCAGGCCAAGTGTGTGACCGTGCGTGGCAACAGCATGCTGCCTGTGCTGCGGGACGGTGCGACGGTCGGGGTGAACACCGGCAAATGTTCGATTGGCGACATCATCGATGGTGACCTCTACGCCATCAATCATAATGGCCAGCTGCGCGTGAAGCAGGTCTACCGCCTGCCTACCGGCATCCGCCTGCGCAGTTTCAACCGCGATGAGCACCCCGACGAGGATTACAGCTTCCAGCAGATGCAGGACGAGCAGATCAGCCTGCTTGGGCATGTATTCTGGTGGGGCATGTACGCTCGCTGACAGTCTCACTGCCAAACAAACCCGCTTCGGCGGGTTTTTCTTTGCCTGCAGAAAAGCCCTACAAACCAGGCCGTGCATGGCCTGCATGCATATCAGCAAAAACCAATGCATAGAAATTTGAAGAAATGCATTGACTGCATATGCATGAATGCATAGCCTGTATCTCAAGCCGGACGGAAACCGGTTGTTACACAGGCAGCGATGGACAGGCCTCAACTGTCCAGAGGGTTGGCAACTGGCCCGGGTGTGCAGCGTAAAGCACCACGATCAGTTATCCGGCGGGCAGGTGGCCGCGGTCGGAGTCACCAATTTGTAGCGGAACCGTGCGGCGTCACCAGTCGTGGCCGACGGTTCGACAACGCATTACTGAAAGGCCTGGCGAGCCGGGCTTTTTGGAATGCCGAGGCTGTTGAAAGAGAAGAGAACCCACAACCCGCCTGCTGGCCTCTGCCAACAGGCATTACACAGGAGACAGGACAGTGACGAACGAGCAACAAGCGTTGCTGGAAATGCCGCTCTGGCTGGTAATCGTCCTGGCACTGCTGGGGGGCCTCAGCGGTGAGATGTGGCGGGCCGACAAGGCCGGTGCCACCGGCTGGTCGCTGCTGCGACGGCTGGCGCTGCGCTCCGGGGCCTGCATGGTCTGCGGCGTGTCGACGGTGATGCTGCTGTATGCCGGGGGCCTGTCGATCTGGGCGGCCAGTGCATTGGGCTGCATGACGGCGGTTGGCGGCGCCGATGTCGCCATGCGCCTCTACGAACGCTGGGCGATCCGGCGCCTGGGCTTGCGCGACAGTACGCAAGCCGACGAGCAATAAGGAGAATATGCATGAGCGAACTGGCCACTTTACATGCGGCCGTGACCGCAACCATTCGTGAGGCAATGCCGGAGCTGGCATCGGTCGATGCTTATACCGCTGTAGGCAATGCCCCGGAACGACCGGCGCTGCGCCACGGCATCGTGCAAATGACGGCAGATGCAGCACCGCGTGATGGCCGCTCGGTGCTGATCGCCACCTTCGAGGCAGACATCACCGCCGACAGCGCCAACCCCGAAGCGCGGCTGCAGGGCAGCCTGCTTGTCGCACAACTGATGGACCTGCTGCGCCAGCAGCATTGGGCACTGGACTTCGTCGAGGCCAGCCGCAACGTGCAGGCGCAATTCGAGGGCAGCGCCTGGACCGTGCGCTGGGACCAGCCGGTGCTGCTTGGCGAGGCCCGCTGGAATTGGCCAGACCAGCCACCCGGGAACCTGGTGCTGGGTTTCGCGCCCGACATCGGCTTGGGTAATGAAGCGCAGTACATCGCCCCCGAGGAGCTGTCATGAGCCATGTCAGCGCCATGCATGACCGCATGCTGGCCTGCCTGGTCATCCCCTGCCGGGTGGTGGCGGTAGACCTTGCCGCCGCCCGGGTGCGGGTGTCCGATGGCAGCGGCTGGACCAGCGCCTGGCTGCGCTGGCACGCCCAGGCGGCCGGCCAGGCGCGGCACTGGCGAGCCCCCAGCCTGGGCGAGCAGGGCGTGTTGCTAAGCCCCAGCGGCGAGCCGGCCCAAGGGACGTTCCTGCCCGGCCTGTATGGCAATGCCGGCAGCGCGCCGGACAGCCGTGAGCACGCCGAGGTCTGGCGTTTCGCCGATGGTGGTTCGCTCAGCTACGACTGGCAGGCCAGCCACTACGACATCGAACTACCTGGCGGCAGCGCGACGATCAAGGTCGGCGCCAGCACCGTGCAGGTCAGCGAAGCGGCGATCAGCCTGCAGGCGGCAGCGATACACCTTACAGGCAATGTCACGGTCGACGGCCCGCTGCAGGTGAGCGGCGACATCAACGGCGGTGGGCGGATCATCGACACCGCCGGTAACACGGCCAACCACAAGCATTGAATCAAGCCCGCGCATGCGGGCTTTTTCATAACAGGAGAATGCCATGCATACCCATGAACAGGGCGGTGCACCATGATCGGCATGGACCGCCGCACCGGCCAGCCGCTGGCCGGCATCGATCATTTGCGCCAGTCCATTGAAGACATCCTGACCACGCCACTTGGCAGCCGGCGTATGCGCCCTGAATACGGCAGCCAGCTGAGGCGCTTCGTCGACTTGCCGATCAACGAGGGCTGGAAAAGTGCCGTGCAGGCCGAAGTGGCTCGCGCACTGGGCCGTTGGGAGCCCCGCTTGCAACTGGATCGGGTCAAGGTTGTCGCCGTGCTCGATGGCCAGGTCAGCCTGGCCTTGAATGGTCGCTACCTGGGCGATGAAGCATTGCTGGAGGTTCGCGTATGAGCCAGGTCGACCTGTCACAACTGCCAGCTCCGCAACTGTTGGAGGACCTCGACTACGAAGCCCTCTATCAGGCCGATCTGCAGACCTTTCGCGAATACCTGGGCGACGGCTGGACCGCCAACCTGGAGAGCGATCCGGTCACCAAACTGCTTGAGGTCGGCGCCTATCGCAAGCTGCTCAACCGGGCCCGCATCAACGACGCGGCCAAGGCGTTGTTGTTGGCCTACGCCCAAGGCAGTGACCTGGACCAACTGGCGGCCAACGTCAGCCTGCAACGCCTGGTGATCCAGGCCGAGGACCTGGCCAGTGTGCCGCCCGTCGAGGCCATGCTGGAATCCGACGATGCCTTGCGTGAGCGGGTACAACTGGTCTACGAAGGCCTGACCACTGCCGGCCCACGCAACAGTTACATCCTGCACGCCCGCAACGCTTCGGGGCAGGTGGCTGACGCCACCGCCGAAAGCCCGTCGCCGGCGGTGGTGGATGTCACCGTGCTCGGGCTGGAGGGCAATGGCCAGGCCAGTGCCGAACTGCTGGCGCAGGTGGCCTCCTACCTCAATGACGACGACATCCGCCCGGTCGCCGACCGGGTCAATGTGCGCAGCGCCGAAATCCTGCCTTATCGCATCGATGCCGTGTTGTACCTGGCCGACAGCGGTCCTGAGTACGAGGCGATCCTCACCGAGTGCCAGCGCCGTCTCGAGGCCTGGATCAATCCACGGCGTCGCCTGGGCGTGGAAGTGGCCCGCTCGGGCATCGATGCCCAGCTGCATATCGACGGTGTCAGCCGGGTCGAGTTGAGCGGTTGGGCCGACATCCGCCCGAGCAAGGCGCAGGCTGCCTGGTGCACGGGTTACACGCTCAAGCGGGGTGGCTGACATGCAAAGCTTGTTGCCGCTCAACCGCACAGCGTTGGAGCGGGCCATCGAAGTGGCGGCCGATGAGGACCTGAAAGTCAGCCTGCGCCGTCTATACAGCCCGCACAGCTGCCCCGCGCACCTGCTGTATCACCTGGCCTGGGCCTGGTCGGTGGACCGCTGGGAAGACAGCTGGAGCGATGAGATCAAGCGTTCGGTGATCCGCGCTGCGTTCTTCGTTCACGCCCACAAGGGCACCCTCGGTGCGCTCAGGCGGGTGGTGGAACCGTTCGGCTACCTGATCGAGGTGGAGGAGTGGTGGCAAACCACGCCGCCCGCACAGGCGGGCACCTTTGCCCTGAAGATCGGCGTTTCCGATGCGGGCATCAGCGAGAGCACCTACCAGGAACTGTCGTCGCTGATCGACGACGCCCGGCCAGTCAGCCGCCACCTGACCGGGTTGGTGATCAGCCTCGAAAGCCGGGGCGCCATTCATGTCGGCTGCGCAATCCAGGACGGCGACGAACTGGACATCTACCCGCCGACGCCACGTGACATCGAGATCACCGGCGTCGTAGGGCGGGGCGGCCGCGAACATACAATCGATACCTTGGACATTGCACATGGTTGACCAGACTTCTCAGTTCTACGCCATCCTCACCAATGTGGGCGCGGCGAAACAGGCCAATGCCGATGCCTTGGGCATTGCCTGGAAAATCACCCAGATGGGCGTAGGCGACGCCAACGGCACCGATCCCACCCCCAACGCCACCCAGACCAGCCTGATCAACGAATGGCGCCGCGCGCCGTTGAACCAGCTGAAGGTGGATGACAAGAACAGCGCGATCATCATTGCCGAACAGGTCATTCCGGCGGATGTCGGCGGCAAATGGATCCGCGAGATCGCGCTTTACGATGCCGATGGCGACATGGTCGCCGTGGCCAATTGTGCGCCGACCTATAAACCGTTGTTGAGCCAGGGCTCGGGACGTACCCAGGTGGTACGGATGAACCTGGTGGTGAGCAGTGCCAGTAATGTGCAGTTGAAGATTGATCCGGCGGTGGTGCTGGCTACTCGGGAGTGGGTAACCGAGGAGTTGGCGAAGCAGGATTTCAAGCATTCGGTGCTGGCAGCGACAACGGCAAACATTGTCTTGAGCGGGTTGCAGACTATCGATGGTGTGGCGCTTGCAGCTGGCGCGCGCGTGTTGGTCAAGAACCAGGTGGCTGCTAAGGACAATGGCATCTATCAGGTCGCGGCAGGGGAGTGGAGTCGTAGCAGGGATGCTGATACCGATACCAAGGTGACACCGGGGTTGTTGGTAATGGTGGAGAAAGGCACTGTCAATGCGGATAGTGCCTGGCAATTAGTCAGCGATGGCCCGATTACCTTGGGTGTTAGCGCTCAGGACTACGAGATTGCATTTGGGCGCAGTGGCATCGTGGCAGGGACCTACAGAAGCGTAACAGTCGACAAATATGGTCGAGTGATAGCTGCAACCAATCCCGCTACAGTGGCCGGGTATGGTTTAACGGATGTCTACACCAAGGTGCAGATTGACACCGCACTTGAGTTGAAAGCGCCGCTGGCGAACCCTGTATTCACTGGTAGTCCCAGAGCACCAACACCTGCGCGCAGTGACATTTCCCAGCAGTTGGCTACTACAGAGTTTGTCAAAGAGCTTGGCTTGACGCTGCCGACTATGGCAATTGGTATTGCCTCAGGTTCGACATTGACGGCAGCCCAAGTGGGGAAAATGTTGTACATGAGTGGGCCAGGTGTATGGAGTGGAAGTGTAACCCTTCCATCTTCAGGCATTGCACATGGTTCGCTGTTCATACTTTCGGTGGGGTCCGGCGAAGGAACGCTTACTGTACAAAGGCCGGTCGTGCAGGGCGGCTATATTGCAATTGGCTCTCGTCAGTATGATCAGCTTGTTATCAGAGGTAATGAACCTCCTCTCATTCTTGCGTGTATCGATGATGCGATCTATGCCGTAATTGCGGGCGGACTGGCAAACTCACCAGAATACGGAACGCTTAAAGCAGGCGTCGGTTGGTCGAGAACCCCGAATGGCATGATTGAACAGTGGGGGCGAATCTTGCTGCCGGTGAGCGGTTCGTCGTTCAACATTGACACTGTTTTTCCTCTGCAATTTCCTGGTGCGTGTTTGTCGATTGTCGCCAGCATTGGCGTGACCATCGATAACTACGACAAATCGGTCTACTACCGTCAGGACCGACAGTCGGTCAGCATCGGAACACCTAGCGTATCGGGCTTCGACGGCCAGGCCTTCTGTGAAAATAACCTTGCTGATTCACGTACGGTCTATTGGCGAGCAATCGGATTTTAAGGAATGACCATGGCTATTTTTGTAGTTAAGGGTGAGCGTGCCTTTTACAATGATGAAATTCATCATGTAATTCCTGATGCGGCTCGAGAAATATCTCCTGAGATTTATGATCAATTGTTGCGGGCTCAGGCAGATTGCAAGGAGTTGAATTTTGAGATTTATCCACCTGCCATTGTCGAGCGTCAAGCTCAGTGGCCGACCGTGCCGGAGCTTCAAGCAGCGATTGATGACAAGGTCGCAGCGATCTACGCAGAATGGAGTCGATTCGAAAAAGAGCTTCAGTCGCGTGAAAGCGCCGCGCGACAGTTGAAAGATGCTGGCTTTGAAGGAGAGGTCAGTGCTTGGATCAAGAGCTACGCGGACCCATTGGGCCTGAGCTATGTAGAGGCGGTAGATGTCATCTTGAAACAGGCTGATGCTCTGCGAAGTGCTCAGGAAGCTCTGGCC